TATTTGTTTGGGTGGGAAAGGTAAGCACCTGACAGGACTTGAACCTGCAGCCTTCTCATTACAAATGAGACGCACAGCCATTGTGCTACAGGTGCAAGGGATCAGGCAACAGGCTTAGCAGGCTGCGGGTTTTCAATGGCGCTGAGGTATTCAGCAACCCGGTCAGGGGTGATACGCATAAGCACACCCTTGCCTTTGCTCAGGTTGTAATAGCTGACACCATTGACCACCACAGGCTTGAGCTTGCGCGCAAAGCTGCCGTCAGAAAGCAGGATGTAGCTGGTGCTGCCTACCTGCGTATAGCTGGCAGCGCTGGTCAGCTTGGTTTCAGACATATACAGGTCAGGGGTTTTCTTCTTAGTCATAGGTTAAAAGTTAAGGAAGGGGTGCTGAGACTTGAACCAATTTGCAATAAGCAGCGCGTCTGCCGTTGCTAGGGTCAGCCCTTCAGCATCAGGGTAGCGCCTGCTAGCTTCTGCTTTCAGGGCAGCTTTCCATTGGGCTTGTGTTCGATTGCCCTTTGGGATGCCCAAGGGGGCTTGCCACTTCTGGGGGGTCACAAGGATCACCGGGTGCTGCCGTCCTGCGCAGAAGCCTTCCACCCACCCGGCAGACTTGCCCAGCTTGAAGGCAGCGCTGGAAGGGATGAGCCTGCCCACAAAGGGTGGCACTTTCTCAATAACCACATCACAGCCAAACGGCAGCAGCGCGGCAAGCTCAGCCAAGTCTTCAGGCATTTTACTCAGCGTCACTTCAGGTCTGTTAGCATACATACGCACCACAGCCACACCCCCAGACATTCCGGGGTCAATGGCTGCAAAGGTAAAGCGCGCTTCTGGTGTAGGGCTGTTGCTCAAGTGCGTTGGTCTTAAAGTTATCTTAGGTGTGCTGCCTTGCGCTTGGTGATGCTAGGGCATCTGGCAAAGTCAAACGACCTTTGAGCGTATCCCTTGAAACCCAGATTGTGTATGGCATACAGATCAGCTGGGGTGGGGGCGCGCCCGGTAGCCTTCCTGAACCTAGCTGCGTTAAGCTCCAGCCAGCTGTGCAGGTAGGCTTGGCTGCAGGCTGCGTCATAGGCGTAGCTATAGGGGTAGGTAGGCAGACCCCTAGCAGCGCGCCAAGCGCCTGTGTCCTGCCAGCTAGCTAGGTGAAATTGGGCAAGCCCCCTAGCTGCTCCATTGTCCCCGGTCACCCCAGCCCTGCCGCTAGACTCAATAGCTATGATGCCCCTGACCAGCTTGGGGGTCACTGCCGGGTCAGCAGCTAGGGCTGAGCTGCATAGGATCAGGGAAAGCAGGCGCATCATTTTTTGCGCACAGGGGTCAGCGCCCCCTTAATCGTTTCCCCATTGTAAAAGGTGACATTCCAGCTTAGGCAGATAAAGCCCCCATAGGCAATATGCACATCAGTCCAAGCTTGGGTGACCCCTTCCGTAAGGCTCAGCCTTTCCTTCAGATCAGCAGCCCAGCCCTTAGCAACCTTGAGCGCGCTGCGCTCAGTGTGGTCACCATCAATCAGCCTATCATTCAGAAAGTATAGCTCCTGAATGAGACAGTGAACCTGCCAATTTACTTGGTCTTTAGACATAGCTTGTGGGTATGGTGTGGATAAGTCAGGGGCTGGCATAGGCTAGCTTATTTGTCCCAGCGTATGCAGACCAAGCTGGGGTGACGCAGTGACCCGGAAGGGGTCAGGCTGAGGCAGCTGACTTCAGCCAGCGCGCCAATGTATTTAGCTTGGCTGTCATAGATTTCCTGCCGCAGCTGGTCTGACATACCTGAGCCAACCCGCACAGGCTTGCCGTTATAGGTCACCAGCAAGCTGCCAAGTGTGCCGTCAAGTCTGCCTGTGCCGGGGATGAAGCCCACCACCCTGCAGTCATAGGTCTGGCTAGGCTTCACCTTGATCCAAGCGCGGGTGCGTTTGCCCTGTGTATAGGTAGCATCTACATCCTTTAGCATCAGCCCTTCAAAGCCTAGGGCTAGCGCGTCTTCCAGCAGGGTGTCTGCCTGCAGCTGCAGGTCTGAAGTGGTCAGGGTATCAATCACAGGGGTCATACGCACACTGTCCTGAGCGCAGCCCTTCATCCCAGCGTTTTCAAACATAGTCTCAAGGCAGTCCCTGCGCAGGCAATAGGGGACTCCCTCACTGTCACCCCACCCATCTACTGCGATCAGGTCAAACAATGTAATACAGGCTAGCTCAGCTGCCTCATACTTCTGGCGCAGCTTGCCCACCCCGGTAAAGAAGTCAGTGCCTGCTGTGGCTTCCCCATCCATTACCACCTTAGACCCGATTGCCACAGCCAGCTTGAGTATGTCAGGGGTCAGGACTTCAAGGCTGGTCAGGGGGTTGCCGTTCCGGGTGTGGTAGGTCACCAGCTGCGCGTCAGGGTCAGCAGTGATGATCACCCTGATACCATCAAGCTTAGGCTCAATAGCCCAAACCCGGTCAGGCAGATTGCTTAGGCAGCTGAGCTGCGCGGCAAGCATAGCTTTAGGGGCGGTCATAGGTTCAGCGCTTGCGGGTGGTCAGGCTGTTGCAGGCAAGGGCAAGCAGCAGGATCAGGGTGAAGCCTAGGGCTAGCAGCCCCATCCCCTTGAAGTAGTTAGCTTGGGCTTCAGCTAGGGTGGTCTTAGCAGGCTGGGTGGTGTGTGACTTGTGGGTTTTCATAGGGCGGGTGTAGGTAATGGGTTAGCTCCAGATACCAGCAGCCTTGTCCCAGCTGCCTACCTTGCTGGGTCTGCGGGGGGCAGTGCCTCTATGGGTCAGGCAGCTGCCGTTGCGCTTGAAGGTGCGCAGGGAAGGGGGCAGCACCCGGAAGGTGCGCAGTCCGGCAGCAATCAGCTTCCAATAGTCCAGCTGCTCAAGGGTGCGCTTCTGGATCGCAAGCGCGTCAAGCCAAGGCTGGGTGTTAGGCTGGCAGTAGGCAATCAGCGCAAGGTCTTCAAGCTTCCGGGCTTCCAGCTTCTGCACCCAGAAAGGCGCAGCGTATTCCAGCTGGGCGGGTGTCCAAGTCTTCAGGTCAGTGCGGTCAGTAGGGGCAGTGGGCTTCATAGGGCGGGTGGTCATAGGTTAGGATTAGCGGGTGTAGAAGGAAGGGTGCAGGTCATTCCAGAAGTAGCGACCAGCGGCAGGGTTATGCTTGATGATCAGCTGCTGCACAGCCATAGAGCTGTCAGCCCCATCAGTCTTCACGCGCTCAGTCAGGATAGCGTCAGCGTCAGTCAGGGTGTAGCGCAGGGACTTGGCTACGGCAGCAACCTGCTTCTCAGACAAGCTGCCCCTTTCAAACAGCTTCCAGAGAATGTCAGCCCGGAAGGTGGCAGCGCTTTGGGGGTAGCCAAAGCAGTGCTTGGGGTTGAAGGACTGCACCAGCGCGATCACCAAGGGGCAGGCAGCTAGCGCGGCAAGCCTAGGCTCAGCTACTTCCTTGATGATGCGCTGCTGCTCAAGGTGGGCTTCCCGGCGCTGCTCATAGGTGCGCTGCTCAGCAGCCATACGCTCAGCGTCCAACTCCCTGCCCTTGAAGCGCAGGGCATCTACGCTGCAGCCAAGGTGGGTAGCTAGGCACTGACCGCCCCAGACCTTGCCTGCGTAAAGGTGTGAATACTTCAGCGCCTGACCGCAGCAGCTGCAAATCCCGGTGACTTCCTCAGGGTTCATAGTGTGATCTGGTGAAGGGTTAGACCTTGGCGGCAAGGCTGCACTCGCGCGCCCGATTGCCCCAAGCTGCGGGGGTGGTGTTCCACAATCCAAGCTTAACAGCTTGGGGGCAGTTGTTCAGGAAAGCCTGCAGGGTGTTTCGAGCTTCACAGTAAAGATCAGCAGCGCGCTTGTAATCCCTGCGAGCTTCACGGAAGTAGGTCTTACGCTTATTGTCACTGAGCTTGGTGCTAGTCAGCGCGTCAGATCGCGCAGCTTCAGCGCTTTGCATCAGCAGCTTGGCTTCAAAAGCCAGCTTATAGGCTTTGCTTTTCAGCATATCAATTTCAGTGGGGGTCATAATCGGGTTGGTCATAGGTCACCTAGCCTGCCCCTGATCTGCCTGCCGTCAAGCCCTTTGCCTAAGTCCTTTGGGACTACCCCAGCGCTCAAGCTTCCACCCGGCACGCTCAGCCTGCCTAGCCTTCAGCCAAGCCAGCTTAAACTGCCTAGCCCTTAGGGTCTTAGACCCCCTTGGCTTGCCCTTGGCAGGGGGTTTAGGGGGTAGCTTGGCTGTCTGCCTAGGTCTGGGGGGCATAGGGCTTCCTAGCCAATCCTGCCAGCTGGGGGTGTCCAGCTACATCCTGACGCGCCTATACCCCTGCCGCCATAGGGCTTCCACCACCACTGCGGTCAGGTGACGCACCTTCTTCTCAGGGCAGTCCCAATCCCCGCAGTGCAGGCTTTCGTGGACAAGGCTGTTAAGCCTGCTGCGCTCAGTCCTATGGTCAGGGTCAATCCTAATCTCATACCTGTTGCCGCCCTTACGCCTGACCTTACCCCAGCAGTCTTCTGCCGTCAGGTCAGCTTCCATTATCTTCAGCCTTTTCTTTATCTTAGCCATTGGCGGCAGGCTTAAACATTCTGTAAGCCAACGCGCCCCCGATCAGCACACAGCCAAAGGCTAGGGCTAGGCTTATATCCCGGCAGGTTATCAAGGCTTGTGTGGCGCTGCTTAGGTTTTCCTGCAGGCGCTTATCATCAGAAGCAAACCCACCGGGCTGGTCAGGCGTGATGAGCAGCACCATAAAGTCAGCCTTGTGGATGCTGGTAAGGATAAAGTCTGCCGTCAGATACAGGGTGACCGCGCACAGTCCTGAGATCATCACGCAGCCTATCACAGCAATAAGCAGGTTATGCGGGTTGAAGCGTGAGCTATCAGGATTACTTGGCATTTTTCTTTCCCTTCTTAGCTTGGGGCTTCCGGGGCTTCACAGGTTTAAGCTCAGCTTGGGCAGCTTGCACCTTAGCCTGCATCTTAGCCTTTAGGAATTGCAGACCATACTGCTGGATTTCCGGGGCGGCAAACCCCGCCACACCACAAATACACACCCGCAGGTTTTCCTGCTCCACATAAGACCTGCTAGCTTGGTTCACAAAGTAGGCAGTGACCATAGCTGCCACAGCTGATCTGAGCAGGTATCCCCAGCTAGCCTTTTCCTCAGACATTAGCTGTCTGGCAATCAGGGCAGACCCGCCCAGCGCGGCAGCTATGATGCCCTGTTTAATCGAGTCATCCCCGGTGACTGACTCAAAGCCTGTGGGTGAAGCAGCGCTCATAGGGGTTGCTCAGGGTCTGGGTTAGGTTCAGCTGGCTTGGCTTCCGGGGCTTCCACCTTTGCAGCTGGGAACAAATAGCGCCAAAGCTTGATGCTGCCAGCAACCATCCCCTGCAGGGCGGCAAGTCCGACCAGCGCGCAGACCCCTATGATGAGCCAGCTGAAGGCAGGGCTGTCCATTACCCAAGTCAGGGCGCTGCAAAGCATACCCCCAAGGATAACCAACCCGGCACTGAGCTTGCTGACACCCACCCAGCTGCCAAAGGCTAGCAGCGCCACACCCAGCGCGATCAGTCCAGCGCCCAAGGTGCTGAGCTGCTGGGCAATCTTATCTTTCCGCGCCTGCTCAATAGCCTTGTCCCGGTCAGACAGCTGGCGCTTCAGCTCAGTGATCTCAGCTGCGGACTTCTTCTGCTGGGCTTCCAGCTTAACCCATAAATCATCTAGGTCAGCCTTCAGCTTAGCACCATAGGCTTTGGCTTCAGCGTATGCCTTTGGGTCATTTAGCTGGATACGCTGCCGCACAAAGGCAAGGTCACCCGGCAGCACCATAGGCAGATAGCTGGCAGCCACTGACAGCTCAGCTTCTACGGCAGCAGGCTTACCATCAGCATTGGCTTCACGCGCGCCTTGGATGCTGGCGGCAATACGCTGGTCAGCTTTGTCCTGCTTATTGCCAAAGGTAGCTGTGCTATCCTGCGCAGGCACAGGCGCGGGGGCTGGGGCTTCAGGCTTCTTAGACCTAGCGCAGCCTGCCAAAGCTACTATGATGAGCAGCCAAGGCAGGCGCATAGATCACTTGCCGCGCAGCTTGGCGCGAACCTTGGTGAACAACTCCTTAGCCTTGGCTGTGATAGCCTGAAGCTTGGCAGGGTTGTTAGCGAACACCAGCAACCCGGTCAGGAAGCCAGCAAGGAAGGTGAGGATATAGCACATAGGTTTAAAGGTTAGACCATCCGGGCAGGAATGGCATAGTTATTGCCATTAATCTTAAGAAAGATTTCAGTAGGATAATCTGAAGAATTAAGACTTCCGTTAATGCCAGAAGTGGTAGGGTCACTTTCAATGGTGAAGCTTCTGCTACCAAAGGACATTGTGAAGCCTTCCTTGATAAGCAGCTGCCCATTCAGCTCAGACACACCATTGACATAAAATGTATAGATTGAAGCTGCTGCTGTGTTTGTGCCAATTGCAACCCTGCCGTCAGCACCCACAATAAAGGAAGTGCTGTCAGGGCTGGTGCTGTCTTCAACCCGGATAGCTTCACCTGTTCCCTTCTGTGTGACGCGCAGCGCAGGGGCTGCGCCTGTGGTGTCAATAATCTGCGCTGCACTAAAGGTGTTGGTCAGGTTTGATGTAGCGCAGTAAAAATTAGAAGTGCCAACCTTATAGCTCACCTTAGGGGAAGTGCCGGAAATCCACACATCACCTGAAACAGCATTTGTGGCAGTGGTGTTAAGTGCTGTGCCACCAATGTTGAATGAAGGATTGTTAGTGCCTAGGTCTGTCAGACTTACCTTCCCGGTAAATGTTGCACCATCAGTTCTGGCATAAGGTTCAACCCCTGAGCCAAGGCTGCCAGAGTAAAATCTGCCACCATAGATTGATGCTGTGCCTGTTGAACCAATCAAAGTAATGAAAGGCACACCACTAAACTCGCCACCATTTGAAATGACTGCCTGCCTTGCTCCGTTTCCTGCTTCAAGTGCCAGATAAGAGCCAAGTGAATAAGACTCAGCCCTGATGCGTCCTGTGATCGCAGAAGACCCCACACCCACCACACCTGAGAAGATGGGACTAGATAAGGGGGCATACCCGGAAAGGTCAGGGGTGGTTGCAGCAGTGCTTTGAGTAGTGCCGTCAGGGAATGTCAGACCACCACCATTGGTAGCCAGCACCAGCTTGCCGTCAAAGGGTGTAAACTTATGCAGGTAGTGAGTCCCCGCGCCTGTGTCATTATAGGAGTCAATGACCAGATCAGCATTAAGGATATTCTTAATAGTGGGGGTCTGGATTTTCCCACTGAAAACAGGTTCAGACAAGTTAGCCTTAGCATCAAGCGCGGTCTGCAGCCCGGTCACATCCCCAATAATATGGGTGTGGCTGGTGTTAGCCTTCAGCGCAAGGGCTGTGTCCACTTGGCTGGTGCTATACACACCAAGGTTAGTGCGCATAGTCCCGGCAGTGCCGTCAGCTAGGTTTTGGCTGAGCTTGAAATACCTGCCGTCAGCTACTGTCTGGCTAAGGTAGCTATCCAGCACCAAGGGCTGCACAGCGCCTGCGTCAATCACTGCATTTTGCAGGGTGCAAGCAATCTGCAGGACAGTCAGGGTTTTGCTGTTGCTGGTGATCTCCACTTCAAGGGTGGTCTGCACAAGGGGCGCACCATCCAGCAGGCTGATTGCTTCAGCTGTGTTAAGGTTAAGCTCACCCTTATAGCCAGCAAAGGAAAGCAGTCCAGCTGCGTCAGCTGTCAGCCCGGCAGTGGCAGGCTGGGTCTTAACTGTGATGTCATAGGCGTAAGCCCCAACCTGCGTGACGCTAACCTTGCCGTCAGCCAGCGCGCCAATGCTCAAGGCGTTTTGCACATCCAGCGCGGAAGCCCCAACGCTGATAGCTGCAGTGCTTACATCAGTCCCGGTCTGCGCGTCAAAGGATAGGCTGAAGCTACCACCCTTAGGGTCAGGGCTGATGCTAGCCCGGTAAGTGGCTTTAGTGCCGTCCCAAGCTGTCAGGCTTTCAACAGTGATAGCGCTGGCGGCAGTGGGGGTGAAGCTGGTAGCAAGTCCGGCAACAGTGCGCTGCAGGTGGACAAGGTAGATAGCAGGCTTATTGGCATCCCCGGTCTGCAGGCTGGCTACAGTGGCAGCGCTCAAGGGGATCAGGGCAGCACCATTGGTGGTAAGCTCAGTGCGCGCGCCATTGGCATTGAAGACAATATTGTAATTGTCCCCGATCTTAGCGACAGTCACACCACCCGCAGCAGTGATGCTGGCAAGCAGGTTAAGCGCAGCCTGCACTACGGCAGGGGTAGCATTGAAGGCAAGGGCAGTGGTGGTGTCCCCGCCATAGCTCAGCGTCCAAGTCCCAGCTAGGGGGCTTTCATCAATCGCGCCCACAGCAACCCTGATACCGGGGCTAGTGGGAAACCCGATTTCCTGCCGGGGGTAAGTGTTAAGCCCTGTGCTTTCCACTAGGTAAAGCTCCACAGTGGCAGTGTCACCCAGCGTGAAGACCGGGTTAGTCAGGCTGGTAGTCCCGGCAAAGTTGCCAAAGGCATCCCCTGTGCGCGGGTCAATAAAGAGCTTAATAGCAGAAGGCAGGGACATAGGGCTTAGGTTTCAATGTTGCTGGAAGGTCAAAGGATAGCGCGCTGGCTTGGCTTTAGACTGTGTAGAAAGGCGCAGGGGTGCAGGTTTCCTCAGCTGCATCATCACCATAAAAGCCCGGAGTCTTATAAGTTATGGTAGTCACAGTGATCTTGGTGGTTACATCATAAGTCAGAGACTCATCAGGCGGGGGGTATGGGTAAAGGTTCAGCTCAGTCACTTCCTTGCGTGAGTCAAAGCCGTGTTTTGGGCTGCCATCTTGGAATGTCCCACCCTTGGGAAACACAAAGCCACGATCAATACGCTGCTGGTCAGTCAAGTCCCTGAGTGAGTCGAAATCGTGCTTATTCTGTTCAAAGTCATCAGGCAGCTGCAAGGTCACTGTCACTTCTTCTTCACTGCGCTCAGTCTCCACAATCTGTCCGGGGGTGCTGCTCCAGAATGGGTAAGACTCAGAAGGTTGCACTAGGTCAAACTCCTGCTCAGTCACCACAGTTTCCTTTTTAATTTTCCAAGTAAAGGTGACACCCTTGAAGGGTATATGATCCTCAAACCTGCGCGCCAGCGTCAGATTGAGTAATACCATCCCATACTCAGCATAGTTTAGCCTAGCATTGAAAGTGCTAATATCATCACGCCAAAACTCTGGCGCGTGATAAGCGCTGCCAGACCCGCAAATGACTCTGCCGTTGCCTTCAAATACTCTAGTGCCGGGGGGCGTAAAATACCAATTGCCGCCACCTTGCTCTTGGTCAAAGCTATGTTCCCTAATGGTCGCATAACCAAGAGGCTGCTTAGGTGTGCCGTCAGCTTCATACTCAGTAAAGGTGCGCTTGTGTGAGGTCAGATAAAAAGGCTCTGACTGAAAGGGGTTATTTACTTCAGCCATCATACCCTAGAAAAGTAATAAAAGGCTGTGTTAGGTTCAGTCAGCTTCCGGCGCTCAGCCCAGACAGACCCGGAAACAAGGGGGGTAATACTCCAGCTTACTGAAGGTGGTGCGCCTTCAACAGCTGAAGGGGTGGTTGTCTTAGTCAGTAAAGCTATGGCAAGATAACCATAACCATCAGTATCCTGTGTGGCTTCAGTCGCAGTCACTACTTGGACAGTGGCTTGAATAGGAAAGCGTTGGTTTTTCTCTCCTGTGCATTTGATAACCACCATATGCTCATTACCAGACCCGGAAGGGAAGCTGACCTGCAGGGGGCTAGGCACTACATTATTAACTGTGCCGGGTGTCACCTTCAGGACACCTTGCCCAGCTTCGTTTAAATCCTCATAGACTGTAAGGGGTGGCAGTGGCGCGGGTGCAGCCTGATCTATAATGAGAGAAGCCCCACCCCTTGAATTAGTGTAGGTATATCCTATGCCTTGCTGGATCATAGCTGTAAGTTAGTTATGCTTAACATAAACCTTATTGTGATAACCACCGGGGCTGATGCGTATTGTGAAACTGATTTTATATAGGTGGGCATACTTCTCATAGTTAAGTGAAGTAAGCATAGCAAAACGATCGTGAAAGGCAGAGATAGATTGGTTGCCACTTGGCAGCACCACATCCTGCATACCCGGCATAGTCAGGAAAACCTTGCTGACCATATTAACTCCGTCCTGAACCTCACTTTTATTGGCTGTGTAGTATGTCGCGCTAATGGAGCTATCACCCACAAGGTATGATTTAACTCCCACCAAAGCATTACTCACAGCAAGCGCGCTGGTTTCAGGAAAGCTTTGCGTCCTGCTATCCCAGCCTAGTGGCTTAAGCACTTTGACAAAATCCTTATGCACTTGGATTGGCTGCGTCCCGGTATTCACATCACCCTTAACTTGGATGGTGGTGCGGTCACCTGTTTCAATCCCCACATAATCTGAGGTTATGACAGCCCAGCCACCCTTGCTGATGGTGTAGGTAGATCGGTGACACTTAAGCCTGCCGTCCTGCGGGTGGGTAGCTCCAGACTTGGGCGCGCGGGCTGCAGCGCTGCTAGCGTCACACTTGAAGGTCAGCTTGGAAGTGATCAGCCCAAAGCCATCACTTTCAATAGTCCAATCAGGCTGCAGCTCAAGGGAGCTACCTGCAGCCCCAGCGCCTTTCTTAATTAATTTAGTCATTAGGTCTTAAGCGTTAAAGGTTGTCTGATTGATACCACCCTTGGTGAAGTCAATAGAGGCAGGCACTTCCGGCAGGGTCTTAACATTAAGCTTCTGCAGCTCAATCAGGATTGATTGCTGGATGTCCAAGGTTTTCTGCTGAATGTCCAAGCCATTAGTCAGGGCTTCACCAGCCAGACCGCCCCCAATGTCGCGCAGGCTGGATGCTGTCAGCTTGCCTGTGCCTGCAGCGTTTTCAGCGTCAAGCTTCTCCTTAGCGTCAAGCGCGTCACCTAGGGCTTTCTTATCCTTGTCAGCCTTATCCTTAGCAGCTTTGTCTTCCTTCTCTTTATCAGCAGCTGCCTTGGCATCCTGCTTTGGCTTTTCCTTGGCTTCCTTGTCAGCTGCTTCCTTCTTATCCTTTTCAATCTTGGCAGCTGCGGCAGCATCACGCACCCGCTGAGCAGCAGCTGTGTTGGCAGCTAGATCAGCAGCCTTCTGATCCTGCGCGCGCTTCTTAAGGATTTCACTTACTTGCTTCTGGATTTCAGGCATAGAAGCTAAAGCCCCGGTGCTTAGACCACCCCCAAAGGACTCACTAGCTTGAGCTGCAACCAGCGCCCTACCTTCTGGGTCTTTATCTAAAAAGGTTTCGGTCACTGCCTTCTTAGCGTCATTATACTCTTCACGCGCTTTCTTTCTGCGTTCCTCAGCCTTGGCTGCGCGCAACACTGCAGCTTCTTCCTCAGTAAGCCCTTCAGTGTCCACAAATCCCTGCTTAAGTTTGGCAGCTTCACGCAGCGCCGGGAGCAGCTCCTTAGCCAGAGTCTCACCCAGCAGGGCAGTTGCCATTTGCATAGCATCAGCTTCACCTGTAGCGCCTGAGATCGCAGTCCCCATACGCTCAATAACTGCAATAGCATCAATGTTGCCCCTAGCCACATCCTCAGCAGCAAAGCCAAGCGCGTCACGCAGGACTTTAGCAGCATCACTTAGGGGGTCTTTCCCTGCTTCAATCAGCTTAACAGCTTCAGTGTAAAGCTTGCCCACCTTGCCCACAGCTATACCAGACTCATCAGCTGCACCTTTAAGGCGCTGCCAGACATCTACGCTAACACCCAAGTCAGCTGCCTCATCCTTAAGCTTGGATGCGTTTTCAGTGGCAGCTTCCATACGCTTGTTATACTCATCCATTTTATCAGTAATGAAACCAATGCCTGTTTGCAGCAGGGTAAGGGGCGCGGCAAAGGATAGGAAGGACTTAGCCACATCCTTACCGAAGTCCTTGATTTTCTTATTAACTGTTTCAACGGCAGCGCTGGCTTGGTCTTTCGCGCTGATGTTAAACTCTAGACCTAGGGACATTGTTAAGGGGTGGGTTTAGGGTTGGCTTCTACTTTTGCCGATTGGTCAATCTGGGTCAGCTGAGCAATCAGGTCTTCATCATCAGTGCTGATAAACTCCAGCTTGCTGCCCTGCTGGATACTGAAGGCAGCTGACAGCCAGAAAGCCTTTGCCTCAGGCATATTGAAAGCGTCCTGATAGCTGATGCCATTCCTGATCAGGTTGCAGGCAACACTTAGCTGCCAAGGCACAGTGCTTGCCGCCCCTGCGCGCTGGTCTTTTCTTTCCCAAAACTTTGGATAAGAGTCCACCCGGTCAATATGCTTGATGAAGGCAGTGCAGGCGCGAGCCAGCAAAGGCTTTGACAGTGTGAGCTTAAGGTTAAGCCAGCTGTCCTGAAGGGTGGGTTTATCAATGCGCTCATCAGCGCAGACCTTCAGCGCCACAATCAGGTCAGCTGCGGTCAGCTCAGTCTGCTCCTGCAGGAAGGGACTGCCTATGCCTTCAAGGAAAAGCCTGTGCCGGAGGCAGAAGGGCTTGAGCCTTTTGCCTAAGATCACTGTGACCGCAGGCGTGAGGAAGGCAGAAAGAAAGCGCTGGTCAGCCATAACCTCAGGCTGCCAGCGCTTCTGGTGAAAGCAAAGCTAAGCTCAGCGCTTAGGCAATACCTTCATAGTCAATGGCTGTGATGCTAATACGCATATAGCCCTTAGCTTCACCGCGCTCTTCAATGGATTGGATATGTCCTGAGAAAGCGATGCCATTACCTGTGAAGGTAAGGTTGTCACCAATGCTGGCTGTGTAGCTGGAAGGCACTAGACCTTCAGCAGAAAGGGTGGTGCGCTCATCAGAATAGCGCACACCGATCACCACACCCGCAGAGTTAGTGACTTCATCAGCATTGGCAAAGGACTTGCCAACAGAATAGCTTTGAATTGTCAGCCCGGTGATAGTGCCGTTAATGCCGTAAATATGGGCTGTGCCCTTCTGCGTAGTTGCCACTGTGGTATAGGGTTAAGGGTGAGGAAGGTTTACCAATGCAGCCCAAGTCAAACAGCGCTCAGGACAATAAGGACTTCAAAGGTAAGGGTGCTGTCAAAGCACCTTTCCCCGCGCCCTTCCTGCAGCCCGGTCAGGGTAATGTCATAGCAGCTGGCATCACCCTGAGCTGTGAACACAGCTTTAAGCCCCGGCAGATCAGACAAGCTACCAAGCACATCCTGCACAGCAGCCCGGTGGGTAGCGCGGGGGGTATCATCAATCTGGGTAAAGACCCCAATGCTGACTTGGCAGTTATAGTTTCCTAGACCTTGGGCAAACCCGGTAGGGTAGCTGGCAGACTCACAGGCTACCACAATGCTGGGCAGCTGCAGCTCTTCAGCTGTCTCACCATTATTGATATGGTAGGCAGCAAGGGAAGTCTCAGCTGTGAGCTTGGCGGCAAGCGCGTCTTCAATAATGCTTAGGGGGCTTTTGATACTCATAAAGGTTAGGTAGGGGTTTGACCATTGTTAGCTTTTTCAATGGCAGCGCGCATAAAGTGATTGAGCCTGCGCTGCAGTTTACCAGCTCGCGCACCCATCACATAGCGCCTAGTCCCGGCAAGATAGCCAACCCCGAAAATATCCCCTAGATCATTACGCACAGTCATTAGCACATTATTGCTGTTAGTCTGGTATTTGTTCAGACCTACAGCGCCGTGGTTTGCGTTATGGCGCGTAATCCAAGTGGGCAGCTTCCGTAAGCCAAAGGCTTTGTCTATTCCGTTAATCTTAGGTTTACCAATCTTATGGATAGCAGCAACCCAGCCAGCTTTTAACCAGCCAACGCGCTGCTGCCGTTTCTTGATATAGTCCTTAATTACTTTTACCGGGGCAAAGGCGTAGCTTTCACTAGCCCCCATTAGCTGCTTGCCGTTGCTGGTCTTCCTGATGCGTCCTTTATACTGCGCCCTAATGCGATTGTGCCGCGCTTCTAGGCTAGGCTCATTAAGCACCTGATGGTTGCGCGATCCGTTCCACTTACGCAGCAGGACTTTGGCGCGCGCAAATGAGCGCCGCACATCTTGGTCAGCCCACAGCTTCATTATGATCCCACTAGACTTGGGGGGCTTGCCCTGCCGCCAAGCTACATACTTTTCAAAAGCACCAGACTTAGCATTTACAGCAGTGGCAGCGCTTTTGCTGTCTTCAGTCACAATGGTTAAAATGTCATTAGCCACAGCCCAATTACCCCAGCGCTCAGCAATCTTTTTATCACCCTTGCCCCCGGCAGCACCATCAAGCGGGGGGCTGTATTTAATTGCTTCACGGCAGGTCAGCGCGCCTTCCTCTTTCACAAGGTCTTCAGTAAGCTGGCGGGTGTAATCAGCAAAGCCTTTGAAAGACTTGCTGAGCGTCTCCACTAGGTTTCGCCTAACTGTAATTGTAATATCCCCAGCCATTAGCGCTGGTCAGCGTCCTGACACTGCATTTGCAGCCAAGCGCTGCCGGGTTTGTAAGTGAAGGCTGTGACCCGGTAGGGGCGCGCATCAAAGGTCAGGCGCTTGCCGGGTTGCATATGGGACTTGGCAGCTAGGGCAGCTGTGGTAGCTGGCACTTTGATTAGCGTAGTGATCTTATCCATTAGACCCCCTTGCTCAAGGCTGGGGGTAAGGGTGGGGTCACTAGCCATAGCTGCATAGCTTACGCCATTGATGGTGACTGTCTGCCCTGCCTCAGCGCAGATAGCCTGCGCGTCAGCTAGCCACATAGCTGCAAGGTTGCTGTCCATACTATTGCCGGGGCTGACAAGCAGGCGCGCTGTCCTAGGGGTCTGGCTGGGCTGTGGCAGGCTTTGCCGGGGGCGGGTGCTACCCTGATACCAACCCAGCCAGCCAAGGCGCACAGGCACAAAAAAGCCCACCCTGTTTCCAAGGTGAGCTTGATAGCAGCTGAGCGCTAAGCTCAGGCGCTGCAGATACGCTTAGCAGACGAGGCGCGTCCCTTACCGAAACCAGCGCGGATCGTGGCGGTCAGGCGCACAATGCCGTCAGTGCCCTGAGACTTCAGCACCTGAACAGCCAGACCAGAAGCATCAGTGGCAGAAGAAACTTCACCGGGGAACATAGAAGCGTTAGGCAGCGCGAGCGCCACGCAGACCGCATCCTGCGCCAGAGCCACACCAGCCAAGCCTTCCGAGTTTGTCGGAAGATCGGTGAACTCAAACACATTGAAGTTAGAGACAGTGCCAATAGCGCCTGTCTGGATCAGGGAAGACTGACCAGCACCATTGAAGGGAGCAACCAGCGTAGCGTCCTTGCGGAGCGCGCCAGCATAGGTGCTGTTAAGGAGAAGCGCGCGGGTGTCACCAGCCTTGGCAATCGAAAGGTCAGTGTTGAGATCAACCACCTGACCATAGTTGAAGTTAGCGGCAGTGATGACTTCACCAGCGCTGAAGTTAGCGACAGTGAAAAGATTGCCAATGCGCTTGTGGCACTCAGCGACCAGCTCATTAACAGCCTGCGGGACAAAGGCGTTGATCATAAAGGCTTCACCATACTCAGCAAGGTCATCAGGGGTGAAGTCCTTGGTGGAATGAAGGTGAACCATCGTGACTGTCTGGGAAGTGATAGAGGCTTCTTCAGCTTCGTGATAACCACCGGCAGACTTATCAAACACCTTCGCGCTGCCGCCACCGATCAGGCTGACCTGCATCGTGCGACCCACAGCTGTAGGGGTGAGGTTAGTGGAGAAGGCGGAGAGGACTCCGAGTTTGCCTTTGAGTCCGGCAAGAACCTGTTCAGCAAGAACAGCGGGGGCAGCAGCAATCGACATAGGATTATAGTATTAGGGATTAGAGGGAAAATTATTTAGTGGCAGTAAGGATAGCCAAATGCTTACGGAAGAAAGCCTGACGATCAGCGCCGGGCTTCATACCGAGGAAGGTCTTACGGATATTCTCAGCGTCAGGCTTGGAGTCAGAAGCAGTGAGATCATCAGCAGGGCTGACAGCAACCGGGGAAATACCAACGCTAGAAGCAATCTTAGCAGCTTCCTTGGAAGCGCTGACCTGATGGGCAAGGGCTTCAGCAAGCTGCTTCTGCAGCTCAGCCTTCTCAGCTTCAAACCCGGCAAGCTTCTGCTCAAGGGCTTCCACTGTCTGCTTATTGCCTTCAGCAACCTTAGTCACTTCAGCAAGCGCAGCCATCTTCTCAGCAGCAAGGGTTTCAAACGCGCCCTGCAGCTCAGCCTTCTCAGCCTGCACAGCACCAAGGATAGCCTTGGAAGCAGCAAGCTGGTCTTCAATGGTAAGAGATTTGGTTTCCATTCTGCTTATGCGTCTGGAGTCAAAAGCTCACTTGGCTTTGGCAACCTTGGCGGTCTGGCTTCCGGCAGCATATGACTGCCCTTCCAGCTGGGTAAGCAGCACCTTAAGGGTGGGGGCTAGCCCGGTGATCAGGTTGCGCGCGGCAGCATCCCTGCCGGACATAGACTGTCCCTGCATATCCTCAGGCTTAGCCAGCTTGCGCTTCATCAGCACAGCCTGCTTGAAGGTTTCACCAGCCTTATCTACTTCAGCTTGGGTCAGGGCTTCCTGCTCATCAGTCAGGGAAGTGCCTGCGACATTCATACCCTTGTAAGGGCTGGAGGAATTGCGGAATACCTTAACCTTGATGCCCATAGCCTTAGCCTGTTCAGAAAGATCAGTGCTGACGCTATACACGCCTACAGCCCCTACGCTGGCGCTACTAGATGCCAGCACCCGGTCAGCTGCAGACCCGATCCAAAAGGCAGCGCTGTTCATACTGCCAGAAGTATAGGCAATAGTTTCAACAGGCAGCGCGCGGATTTTGTCAGCGATTTCCTCCACACCATCAATAGTGCCGCCGTCAGAATTGATATGGAAAAGGATGCGCTTGGGATTAGCAGCCAGCGCTTCATCAATCTGGTCATCCAGCTTGTCCACATCAGTAGCGCCAATGGCTTCAAAGGGGCTGAGTCCCTTGGCAATCATCCCTGTAATGGGAATGACATAAGTGCCTCCCTGAGTCTGGTAGGGCTTGGGGGCTTCACCAAACAGCTGGGTGATAAGGTCGGTGATCCCGGCAGACTTCTTAAGCTGCAGGTATTGCTCAGCAATCTGGTAATCCACAAGGAAGGGCTTACCAGCGCTGATAGCTTTAATGAGGTTGCGCATAGGTTATAAAGGTTAGGTGTTGGTTTCGTCTTCAGCTTCAGGCTCAGCTTCAGGCTGAGGAATACCTGCAAGCGGGTCTTCCCCGGCAAGCTGGACTTCAGTAGCTGTGGGTTTCCCCTGCCCCTGCTGCAGCCAATTAAAGCCCGGTTTGTATAACATCCAAAGGGGCACGCCTTCCTTTTCTGCCGTATCAATAATATAACGGAAATCCTTAGCGCGCTTCTGGACTTCAGTCCTAAGGTCTAAACCGCGCTGCTGGTATAGCTCGCTAGGGCTGAGCAGTCCCATTTCAAGGTCAGCGCGATCCTGCGCAGCGTCTCTGCCAGCATCAATCGTCAAGCGCTTGGGTGTAGTCCAGCTGACTTTATTCCAATCAGGCGCGTCAGGCAGCTCACCATTGGCAATAGCAGTGCCAATAACAAAGCCCCAAGCGGGTGTGCAAAGGCGCTCAATAATAATGGTCTGCCAGCGCGCAAAAGACCTGTCAGCTTTAGCGGCAATAAGCCTCAGCGCCCCGCCCCCCGCCTGACTTGGATTGCCTGCAAACTCATACGGCAAACCTGTGCCGCGCGCTATGTCGCGCTGGATCGCTTCAAGGAAGCCCACAAACACAGGGCTGGGTCTGTTTGACTGTATGCTTTTTAAATCCTCGCCGGGTTCAAGCACAGCCAGCTTGCCCCCCATTTGGCTAGCAAGGTTGCTGCCGTTAGAGTTAGTGCCGGACAATTCAGCAGCCAGATTGTTAGGAACATATCCGCCATTTTTAACCAGCACCCTAGTAAAATCTGAGTCATTACGGACTGCGAGGGCTTCCAATTTGAGCAGCTCGTCTTCCGTCTGTATATCCGACCAGCTATGCTGAAGCAGGGGTAGTCCTCTGCTGCCGCTGCAATAGTCCTGCTCAGCAATATGGCAGGCAGAAGGCGCGGGGATCAGCTTGGCAGACTTGTCACCCAGAATAACTGAATAGCCCACAATACGCCCCACCTTGTCAAACTGCACACCATCAAGCATACCCTTAGGCACTTGCTCACCTTCAGGGTTGGACACCCGGTGACTCTCTACCAGCTGCAGCTTGGCGCGTCCTTCAGCGTCAAACACCTTAAGGGCAAAGCTATCACCATCACGCAGCGCGCCCCTGACTGTGATGCGCTGCACTTCTGCCCAGCTAAAGCGCCCGGTCAGATCGCAGCTCCTGCACCAATCAGCAAAGTATTCATCATAGGCAGTAGCCTTGGCAGTATCAGCGCAGTGGCTTTGGTGGGTGATACCATCACTGCCCACCACATATGTCACATAGTCCCCAAGGATTTGACGCACCAGACCGCAGTTGCGCTCACCATAGCGCAGGCGCTTCATCATCTCCACCCGGTCAGTGGGAGTATAGTCCGCGCTGAAATCAACGGCAGTGCCGTAAATCTGGGCGCGATTGTTAGACCAGCTGACGCTGTTAAACTGACTAGCACCAGCCTGCTTCAGTGTCTTCTTACTGACGCTGCCGGACTTGGTGCGCTTGTGGGGCTGTGCTTTGGGCATAAAGGCTTTAGTCTTTCAGACCCTTCCAATCAGTCCTGATCACTGTGATACGCTCAGGGTAATTCTCAGGCTCTAGCTGAGATAGGGCAAAGTAGGCTTCCGCAGCGCGCTCATTTGCGTCACCCACCAGCGCCTTGCCGACAGAAGTGCCACTGTCAGAGTAGCTTGTGACCACAGTGCCGGACTTGATCTGCGCAAGGGCAGCGTTGTAAATGTCCAGCAAGTCCTGCTTGGGAAAGCCAATGTAAGTGCCTTTAGCCATTTGTGATGCAGAAGAAGTCAAAGGGGGTTGCGCCCACAGCCATACCCAAGCTGTGACCCATACAGCTTACATCACTGAAGGCGCAACCTTGACCAATGGTCAGGGCTAATCTGGTGCGGTCAATCATTCAGCTGGCTGGGTAGGCACTGCCGTTTCAGTAGCTTCCCTGCCTATGATGCCCCAGCGCACAGCTAGGATCAGACCCATTAGCGCACAATCCCAAGCGTGATTGCCGCAGGTCTTATTGCTGGGCAATATCCAATGGGCTTTGCCTGAGCGCGCATCCTTTACCCTTATCTCACTTGTAAGCTGCTGGGTATAATCGTCAGGGACATTCCTGCCGTATGTATGCAGCCTGCGCTTCTGCAGACCCGCCAGCATATCCTTAGCTTGCAGGTTGCTCCACACAATCATTTCAGCCCTGTTCCTTTGACCGGGGATAAAGACAAATTGCTTGTCTGAATAAAAGCGCTTGGTGCTTTTGCCCCCTGCATCCTGCACAGTGAAGTCAGTTTGACCGCTACCCCTTAGGGACTTCCACCCGCGCAGCGCAGTCTGGGCATATACCTCTTGTGTCTGGTCACCACAGTCCACCCCACAAAAGGCTTTATTCACCTTATGCTCAGCAGCCAGATCATCAAGCTGCTGCCAAGTATCCAGCTTACCCCACCAGCGCAGCCTGCTATGTCCAGACTTTGACCAGCTCCTTACCTCAGCCCACATATGTCCGCGCTGCATATCTGCCGCCAGCGTCCTAAAGGGGATACTCCCGGCAGGCAGGTCAGCAGCAAAGTCCAGCACCCTAGCGTCAGGGGTCACCCAAGCTTCCTTGTCCCAAGGATCACCAAGTGCATAGTCACCAGCTTCAGCTTGGCTGGCTATCTCACCACCATCCTCTGACCAAGCCTGCGCCAAACGCTTCTGCTTCCAGACCCTGCGCTGTTCACTATCATCATACAGGGTATAGGCTTCCTTAGCGCGCAGCATACTCACTGCCTCTTTCCCCCAGCTGCTATTAGCTAGGCAATTCCAATGCAGACCCACACTGCCAATGCTGCTGCTTTGGGTGGTAGCGCGGAAGCCTGCGCCCCGGTCAATCCTATTGGCTTCAGCCCTGCTGCCGGGTGTGTCTGGCATCCTATGCTGGCAGTGCGCGCACTCATAGGTTGTCCCTGCTTCTACCTGCTTCAAGTCCCAGACCCCATTAAGCTTAGCTGTTTCCGGCAGCCTGACATAATCCCAAAGCCAAGGCTGGACTGCCCCACATTTGACACAGGCAAAGCACCAGCTGCGCTTGTCAGTGCTGTTGAATAGGGTGGTGGTTTCATCACCTTCATACGCGCCCTGACTCATAGCGATCACCTGACCCATCCAGCTAAAGGTCTGGGTGCGCGCACTAGCTTCCCCAATATGACCCTTAGGATAAAGCCAAGTCTCATCCATTATCACGCGCCTTAGCGTCAGGCGCTGCAGGTTGTTTTCATTCCAAGCGCCCCGGCAGTATAGGGTCACATTATTCTTAAAGTCAGCTGTGGTGCTTTTGTCGTTATCCTCATCAGACAGAAGCGCGGCAACAGGTGGACACATCCTGAACAAAGGACGCACATAGCGCAGCATCCAATCCTTTGCTTCAGGATCGTTAGTGGTCAGCAGCATCATATGAGCTGGGGAATTGACGATTGCCCAGCAGGTGAACAGGCGCGCAAACAGGGACTTGCCGGACTGTGTGCAGGCTATGATTGATAGCACCTTTGTTTCAGGGTCAGAAGCTATGCGCAAAGCTTCAGCTACCCAAGGTGTGCGCGACAGATTGAGCCTGCCCCTGATAGGGCTGTCAGGCACTTCAGTCACATTCTGCTCACACCAATCCACAATGTCACCTGAGTAGCTGGGTCTGATGATAGCCCTAGCTGCGTCAGTAAGCTGCTGTTCCTGATCTGTCATTTGAGCTTCTTAAGTTTGTGCAAGGCGCGCAGCTCAGCATCCCGGTAGTGTATGACATTCCTAAGCCCATTGAACCCGCGCTTAACCCTATACCTGCGCACCTTGAGCTTATGCCTGCAGGTCATTTGATGCACTGCCTGCACACTGACACCATACTTGGCGGCAAACTCAGCGCAGCAAATCCAGCCTGCCGGGGGCTTCTCAGCTCCCTCATTAGCGCAGGCTTCATCCACCTGTTGCATAGTCTTCAGGGGCTTAAGGGGTCTGTATGCAAAGGCTAAGCTATGAGTCCCTGCCTCACTGATCAGGTGATAAGACCTGCGCTCAAGGAAGCCACGCTGCCAGACAAGCTTAGCCCTGTTGCTGGCTGCGCTCAGTGTCTGCATCTTCCACAGCACCCGCAGCTGGTGAACATCCAGCCAGCCCTTAGGCTTGCCGTCCTGACCGCGCAGCGCGCACATCAGCAAATCTAACGATTGGCTTAGGCTTCCCATTGGCTTGCTTTGAGTAGTTTAAAGTCAGTCTGCGCAACCCACTTGCCGGACTTGCCCAGCTTGTGAACCATCCACAGCTTGAAGTTATCCCCATCAATCAGCCCAGCTATGAAGCCTGACCCCCACCGGGAGCTGCCTAGCCTGTGGCTGCTATAAGCCATATCCTTACGGCACAGGCAACCAGCGCTGAAGGCTGCGCCCCCTTGCCACTTCTCAAGCGCAACCATTTCAAGCCTGTGGATATGACCGCACACAAAAGCACCCCCGCGCTGGGCGAAGTGGCTACCTTGTTTCATTACAGCGTCCTTGCCGTGTGCAAATCCGTGTGCCATAGCCACTTTGCCCACTTCAAACACCCCCTGATCTGCGTGATATGGCAGCACTTTCTTTACGCCTGCCTTACGCACTTCACGCATAATCCCATCCTTTACGCCTTGGTAGTAATCAGCTAGGTCACCACTACCAATGTTGTCAGTGGCATCCCAAAGCCTGCGCTCGTGATTGCCCAGCAGATATACCTGCGGTCTGTAAGCTTTCATCAGGGCAAGTCCGCAGCGCACATCTTCCTTAAGGCTTTCCCTAGCTTCCACATCCTTAGCCCCGGCGCGCAGTCCGCGCAGATCGAAGGCATCCCCTAGATGCACCTTGAGGTCAGGCTTAAAGTAATCGTCACAGTATTCCAGCAGTGCAGCCACAGCTTCTGGGTCATACTGATCTCCGTGACTATCACCTGCTATGACTATGCGTATTGGTTTACTCATAAGGCTTATGGGTTGGCTAGGTCTTCACGCGCGCTTCTAGACCAGCGCTCAAGTATCTTAATGGCTAGCTCAGGGCGGTCAGGGTTGCAGCTTTCCGCGCAGTCCAAGGGCAGCTTATCCAACCTGCTGACAACCTTGGAAGTCCACCGGGTGATAATCTCCAAGGCTTCACTTAGCCTGATGTAGTCACGCGCTTCTAAGGCGCGCTTCTTTTCCTCAGCTTCAATCTCCAGCAGCAGTAGGAAGCTTTGCCTGTATGCCTGCGCTAGCTTGGTCTGCGCTGGGTCGTTAGCTTCAATGCTAGCTGCATAGACTTCACGCGCCCTATCCACTAGCACCTTATGCTGTGCAAGGGCAGTGCTGATTGTCCCGGCAGTCAGGCTACCAATGGTGCTGCCGCTAGGCTCAGGCGCGCCTGCTGTGTCAGCTGTCATACCCTTTGAGGGAGCAAGCTTGCGCGTCCTGCCAGCCTTACGCAGATCAAGCCAAGCCCTTGCAGCTTCAAGCTCCTTAGGCATACCTTGCTGGCACAGCTTGGACACATAGCCCACTGACTTGCCTAAGGCTTTTGCCAAAGCTGCCTGAGTCATTTGCTTGTCTTAGGTTTGGCTGCGCGCTTCCCCGGCAGCTGGTGGCTTTCCAGACCGCCCACTTTTGGAAACGCTGGTTTTTTGGCGGTGGTGGATGACCCACGCGCTGCGGGGGTGGGGGGAAATAGATTTCTTAGTGACCCCACCTGCTCAGCGTTTATAATTTTATTATCAGATTGGAGCTGCGCGCTTACATTTTCAGGCGTTTTCATACGCTCAAGCAAGCCCGGTGCTATGCTGCTAGCGTGATGGATCAGCTTCTTAGCGCGAAAGCTCACAGCTTGCTTGGTCAGCCCCATACGCTTAGCCAAATCAACCTGTGTAGGGGCATCAGTGGTCTGTAGAATTATACGCACCAAATCAAAATGATGCTGCACTGCCTTGTCAGGTGATGCGCCTAGCATAGCCAGCACATCAGATATGATCTCCTGCACCCTTTCCTTGGTCACCCAAGTATCATCAAAGGAAGTGGTCTGCTCGTCAGTGTGCCGGGGGTCTGCCGTAGCAAACTTAGCATCCTGATCATACACAGGGAAGCTATACCTAGGCAGTGGTAGCTCCCGGTAAGGGATAACAGGTGGGTCAAGCGCCCTATACTTAGCCTGCTCAGCCTTGGGCAGACTATCAAACCAGCTATCAAACTCAGCTTCCTCAGGTCTTCCCTCAGCATCACGCAGCTGCTGTAAGTGTTCCTTAGTCCTGCGCTTGGTTGGATCAGCTGCCACTGTCCCCAGACTTATACACAATCTGGCAAACTCAAGGGACTTTATGCCAGCATTTAGTCAGGTTATCAAACCTTAGGAAGCCATACCTGACAGCATACACCCTTAGGCGCTTGAGTCTGGCAGGGGTAGGCTCAGCCCCGGCAGTCTTCAGGGCTTCACCCATCAGCTGCCTGCTTAGGCTAGCTGGGAAGGCTTCAGGCAGGCTTTGGACTATCTGCCCTACCCTTGACACCTTCTGAGCCTTCAAAGCCTTCCTAGAGGCAATCAGGGTGCTTAGGTTAGCGCGCATAGCTGCTGGCTTAGTCTTCCACTGCTTAGCCCAATGCTGCAGCTTCTGCCAATGCCTTCTAGTCTTCTTAGCCATAGATCAGCGCCTGTAAGGGGCTTGGGGATGGGATAGGGGGTGGCATCCCCTGCTAGCGTTAGCGTTAAAGCAGGGGGTATAGCCCCCTATATTACCCTTTAGGGTAATAGGTCTGTGCCGGGTCTGGGAAGGGCTGTTCATAGGGGGCTTAGTGTTCACCTAGGTCAGTTTACAAATGGGGCAGCTTAAGGGGGTGTTTGTAAACTCAGGTCACACTTCCTCAGAAGGGGGCGGCAGGTCATTAATCTCCCACTTGATTTCACCCCTAACCTTGCTGTGCCTGATCCGTAGGGACTCAGTGAAATTACCCTGCTTGTCCTTCATCCCTGCCCTGCTGCCGCGCTTGCCTAGCTTAAAGACAAAGTGGGGCAGCTCAGGGTCTTCCCTTCTCAAAATGGCTGTGCTTCTAAACCAATTAGCTAGCTCACTGCTCCCGGTAAAGTCGTATGTTGAAAGCATACTGCTTTGGTCTTCCTTCTTTCTGGGGGGCTTATTCTGGTGGTGACCAGCTATGAGGCAGCACCCGGTGCGCATCAGGATAGGCTGCAGGATATGGCGCAGGAAGTGGCTGCAGAAGTCCTGCTTAGATATGTCCCCACCACTGAACCCAAGCAACGGATCAACCACAGCGCAGTCAATCTGGTGGGTAGTAATCAGGTCTTCCAGCAGCGCGCCAAAGGCTTCCCCGGTCTTAACAGCTTCCCGGTAGATGAAGACGCGCTCACGCAGGAGCTGGTTATCAGTAGGGCTAAGCTGCATAGCCTTCAGGCAGTCCTGAAGCTGCTCCCCTAAGTCCCCGCCATCATTCTCACTTTGCAGGATGAGCATACGCAGTGGGCGCACAGGCTTCATACCCCACAAGTCCCTGCCCAGCGCCCAGCTGATGCACAGCTGAGTCAGTAGGGTGGACTTCCCCGCGCCTGCCTGCCCTGAGAATAGCAAGCTACCCCCTTTGCACAGCCAGCGCTTACCCACTAGGGTATTAGGGTCATTAAATCGGTCAAAGCTACACAGCTCATCCAGCTGCATACGCTCAGTGGTTTCTGATCGCTTGCCGGACTCAATAATGAGCTTGGTGCTGGCTTGGAAGCCTGCCGCCAGCTCAGCTGGGCTGAAGATACCAGACTGCGCCTTTGTCTGCAGCTCCTTAGATGCGTAGATGAGCCTGCGCAGGTTCAGCTTATCCTTAATCAGCGTGACTGCCTTAGCCACATTGGGTGAAGGCGCGAACAGCTTTGCCGTCAGCTCATTCAGGTAAGGGACACCCCCAGCCATATCCAGCTGCAGGGTAGCGCGCAGGTTGGCACTAACTGCCAGCTCATCAGGCATAGCGCCTTCCTCAGCTGCCTTCTGGCAGGCTAGGTAGATCAGCTGGTGCTTAGGCTCATAGAAGTCAGAAGGCTGCAGGTCAGCCTTGAGGCAAGCAGCTAGGGTTGGCTTGTCCTGCGCGCTATCCACAAGGATAGAGGCAATAACAGTGCGCTCAGCATCCAAGTCACAGGGTAGGTTATGACCGGGGCTAGGTAGGTTTGTCATAGGGAAGGTGACAAGGGCTGTGGGTTAGTCAGCCAGCGTCAATGGGTTTATCAGTGTGGGTGTAGTTTAATCAGTGGGTTTCGGTAGAAGTGTTGCTGAACATACAGACCAGCAGCGCCCCTACACAGCTTACGCAGGCGCATAGTGACGCTGATAAGCTTGTGATAGTCATAAGCCAGCAAGCCCCCGCGCTCAATCAAGGCGCAGTCATAGGCTTGGCTGGGTGTGACAAAGGGTTTCCCATTTGTGGGGCTGAAGGCGTATGATCTAGCACTGCGCATCAGAAGGGTGGGGCTTCCTGTGCGGGGGCAATACGGACTGCCGGGGCAAACTTAGTCACCTTGCTGATGCGTCTGGTCATACCATCAGCAAAGGTCACATCTTCCTGCACCACAGTCACCTTGATCCAGCAGCCAGCTGCCTTGTTAAGATACTCAAACAGTCCCTGCTCATCCTTGGGCGGCAGTCCCATCTTCTTACCTGTGGCAGTGCAGACAAAGGCAGCAGCGCGCTTCAGCGCACCTTCAGTGCTGCCAAAAAAGGTGTCATTAATCTTCTGGCTGTCTTCAGTGACCATCAGCACCTTAATCTTAGGATCACCCTTCTGGGTTTTGCTGCAGTCTTCAGGGCGCAGCTTGCAGGCGCGCACTGTGTAGTCACCGGGCTGGCTGATGGTGACCAGCTTGGGCTTATTGGAATTGTCATTCATAGCTTAGTTATTGTTAGGAGAATTAGGGGCGCTGTGGGTTAGTGTTTCAAGGGTGGTGAAGATATACTCAGGGTCTTCCTGAACAGTCCTGACAACGCTAGCAGCGTCAGCGTCAGGGTAATCATCACTGCAACGGATATAGGTAGCCTTACCAATGCGCGTGATGCTGACAATATGGCTGACCTGCAGCCAAGTCTTCAGCCCACTGAGCAGGGTAAGCTCAATAAAGATTGGGCGCATAGGGTCAGGCAAAGGTGATAGCTTCAATAGCATCAGACTTCCAAGGCTTAAGCTGGATCACTTCCTTAGGATACAGGGGGAAGCTGTTGAAGGAAGTGCAAGCCCGGTAGGTTTCAATAGCCTGCTGCACCAGCACACCACCTTCAGCCAGCAGCTCAGCGCTCAGCTCAAAGGTCTGGCAGGCGTTAGGCGCGGATTTCTCTACGCAGCGCATACGGAAGCCCTTAGGACGGAAGCCAAACACCTGCTTGAACATCAGGCAATAAAACGCCCCCTGCAGGTGGTAGCCCCTGCTATACACTGTGCTTAAGACCTTCTTAGGCGTAAGGTAATCGTTAAAGGTTTTCAGGTCTTCAATCCACCCATCAGCAGTGATGAAGTCCAGCTGTGCCTTCAGTGGCACATCAGAATAAGTGCAGGTCAGGCTCAGCTCAGTGGCAATAGGTG